CCTATGCCTATGCGTGGTGAGCGTACAGCTAAAAACGCAACAAAGAAAGCTAAAAAATAATGAGCTTGTACGAAAATATCGCTGCGAAAAGGAAACGCATCGAATCACAAAAGGCTGCTGGGAAAACTCCAGAGCGTATGCGTAAAGTAGGTAGCAAGGGTGCGCCTACTGCTGATGCTTTTAAACAAGCAGCTAAGACTGCTAAAAAGAAGTGATTAAGCGAGGCTCTGAGCAGTTTTCTGGGTTCAACAAGCCCAAAGCTACTCCTAGCCATCCCACTAAGTCTCACGCTGTTTTAGCTAAGTCTGGTGAGGATGTGAAACTCATCCGTTTTGGTCAACAAGGGGCTAAAGGCTCACCTGATGGCACGAAGCGCAATGATGCGTTTAAGGCTCGTCATGCAGAAAACATTGCCAAGGGTAAGATGAGTGCAGCGTATTGGGCTAACAAGGTTAAATGGTAAACAACTGGAGTAATGTATGAGTAAACTAGCACGAGATGACAATGGACAGTTGTCACAGATTTACAACCTTGGAACAACCCAAGTAATGACTGTTACTGCTTCTAGCGTACAGTCAACAGCAATTGCATCTGATTGCACGATTATTCGTTTAGCAAATGGAAGTGCAGCGCATTGCCACTTTCAAATTGGCACTAATCCTACTGCATCCTTAACAACTAGCCCTATGCTTCCTCCTAGTGCCGTTGAGTACATTAAGGTAACTGGTGGTGATAAAGTTGCTGTTATTCGTAATGCTACTGCTACCGATATTTCAATAACTCAGGTTAACTAATGTGATGAAAACTAAACTGAACAAAGCAGGTCAGAAAAAAGTTGGAGACGTAATGCACGAGTTTGGTAAAGGTGAACTGCACTCTGGTAAGGGCGGTAAAGTAGTTAAGAACCCCAAACAAGCTATTGCAATCGGAATTGCGGAAGCTGCTAAGAAAATGGGCAGAATGAAATAATGGCTGACTTAGGCGCATTTTTTGGTAATCCAAACATACAGCGTCAAGGTGCTAGGGCTAGGGCTTTAGCTTCACAACGTGATGTAAACACATTACCAGACCCACTTACCTATGCTGTCATGCAGGGTTTATTGGGAACTAGACCTGATGAGATGGGGTTTAGTGTTCTTAATCCTGATTACGAAAAGATTAAAAAAGTAGCAGAGCCAGCATTTGCCCTTGGCTTGCTTGGTCAAGCAGCCCCTGCATTAGCACCATTAACTAAGGGTTTACCAGTAGGCGCAGGTATTAAAGAAATAACCCCTGCTGTAAATCAACAAATGGCTAGAGAAGCAGCAGAGAGAATTCGTCAATCTCCAAATCCATACACTCGTTCTTTGCAACAGGGGTATGAGCATGGTTGGTATCATGGAAGTACAGGCGATATTAAAGCGTTTGACAAGGGATTGCTAGGTGAGGCAACTGGTGCTGAAAGTGCTAAAAAAGGCTTTTTCTTTGCTCGTGACCCACAAAATCCTCCAGCAGAAATGTTACAAAGAACAACAGACCCTAAGTCTATTGAGTTCCTTAAAAAATTAGGCAAAACTGACGAAGAAATTGCAAAACTTAATACTGTTTCAATGAAGGGGTATGGTGCTGAAACGGCATCAGGGTATGCACAGATTGGTGGGACAAGAGAATATAGAGAGGCAATGCGTAAAGCAAACGCTGCTGAAAAGCGTGGAAATTGGGATGAGTACGAGAAGCAAATGCAAATTGCTGAAGATAGTGAAATTAAGCGTATGCAAGAAGCGCAATCTTTAGTTGCCAAATATGGTGATGTTAGAGATGAGATGCTATCTACTATCCAAAATACTATATACAACAAAAAATTACCACAATTAGAGCAAGAAGCATTAGATGCAAAAGTAAAAGAACTAATGCCTACTGGTTGGTATAACAGCTATAGCCAGCCACAACTTACTGGTCTAAAAAAGGAAATAATTGATATTGTTGGTAAAGATGCTGCTGCGCCAGCGTTAAATCAGATTGATAAATTTATATCAATTAGGGCTGAAAGACAATTAGCTGAAAATGCCCAAGAAGGCGGTAATGTAATGCCAGTTGCATTGCGTTATGAAAACCCTATGGTTTATGACTTTAAGGGTCAAGCATACCGAGAGCAGTCTTACAACGATTTAGTTGAAGAAGCTAAACGCAAAGGACATGACGCTTTAATTCTTAAAAATACTTACGATACTGGCTCAGGGCCAGCTAAGTTAGTAGATGTAGGAGTTGTATTTGAGCCTAGTCAAGTAAGAAGTACATTTGCATCATTTGACCCAACAAGAACTAAAGAAGCAGATATTCTTGCTGGCGTTGTACCATTAGGATTGTTAGCAGACGAAGAAAAGCGCAAAGAAATCCAAAGCCTGTTAGAATAAAGTATTACTTAACCTTGACCAACCCTAGAGGAGTCAAACAAAATGGCACAAGTCGGAAGACCAATAAACAAACTTCATCAGGAAGATGTACGCAAAAAGATTCAAGTAAGTCAATTACTAAATGTTTTGCAAAATCATGCACTTGGTGTAAATGATGATGAGTTAAGCCCCACAAGGATGAAGGCTATTGAGATACTATTGCGTAAATCAATGCCTGACATGGCTTCAGTAACCATAAGTGGCGACTCTGACCAACCAATACAGCACGTTGTTACATGGGCGAAGTAATCGAAATTCCCTATAAGCCAAGGGAACACCAACTAAAGATACATGAGTTACTAGATGGCAACAGGTTTGCTGTGGTAGTGGCTCATCGTAGGTTTGGTAAGACTGTGGCTGCGCTTAATCACATAATCCGTGAGGCGGTGCTAAACGAGCAAGAAACACCAAGATACGCCTACATTGCGCCTACCTATGGACAGGCTAAGAGGGTAGCTTGGGACTATCTCGTTAAATACACTACACCGCTAGGCGGTACTAATAACATCTCAGAACTGAGGGTGGACTTTTGGGGTAGGCGTATTCAGCTATATGGCTCAGACAACCCTGATTCCCTCCGAGGGCAATTCTTTGATGGGGTTATCGTAGACGAGGTGGGTGACCAAAACCCTAAGATATGGACAGACATCATCAGACCAAGCATTGTAGATCGTAAGGGCTGGTGTCTCTTTATCGGTACTCCAAAAGGACACAACCACTTTAAAGAGTTGCGAGACAGGGCAAAAACCGAAGAAGGTTGGGGATTGCTAGAGTTCAAAGCCTCTGAGACAGGGGTGGTGGACAGCAAAGAACTGAGTGCTGCTAAGAACGAGATGGGGGAAAGCAAGTATGCCCAAGAGTTTGAGTGTAGTTTTGATGCGCCTGTAGAGGGTTCATACTATGGGGAACTCCTTGGAGAGCTAGAAGAAAAGAAGCATATGCAGGAGATTCCTTGGGAGGAACTAAGCAGAACCTTTACTGCTTGGGACTTGGGCATGGGGGACTCTACAAGTATCTGGGTGGCTCAGTTAGTAGGCTCTGAGGTGCGACTGATTGATTACTACGAGAATCATGGTGTAGGACTTGACCACTATGTGAAGTGGATTAAGGACAACGACTACACAAAAGCAGAGCATATTTTGCCCCATGACGTTAGGGTCAGGGAGTTAGGCACAGGCAAAAGCAGACTTGAGATGCTTGAGGAATCAGGACTAGATGCCAAGATAGCACCGAGGATGGGACTAGATGATGGCATCCAAGCGGTAAGACGATTGCTTCCAAGGTGCTGGTTTAACGTACCCAAAGTGCAGATAGGTCTGAATTGCTTGAGAAACTACCACAGAGATTACGATGAGAAGCGTAAGATATTCTATGAGCGTCCGTTACATGATTGGTCTAGTCATGGCTCTGATGCTTTTAGATACTTAGCCCTTGGACTTGATGAAGGTCACAGCACATGGGATAAGCCTATTAACCAAACCCCGAAATGGATAGTCTGATGTACACAGAACGACAAGGTATAAATTTAGCCCCCAAGGTAAAAGAACTTGAATTACGTCTTGAAATGCTAGAAAATGTGGTAAAAGCATTACAATCGGATAAGCCCCGAATGGGTCGCCCTCCAAAGGACACAAATGGAACAGAACGAACTCAAAGCTATTCTGCAAGGTGAAATAGATGATGCAATTGGATTCATTGAAAGCGAAACTGTTGACCAACGTAAACAGGCTTTACAAGCGTATCTTAGACAACCTTACGGCAATGAAGTTGAGGGTAAAAGTGCTATTGTCACGGGAGAAGTAGCCGAGGCGATTGATGGTGCGCTGCCCTCGCTAATCCGAATCTTTACAGGCTCAGATGATATTGTTATCTTTGAGCCACAAGGCCCTGCCGATGAAGCATCCGCAAAACAGGCGACTCAATACTGTAATTGGGTTTTTAGCCGTGATAACGAGGGTTTAGCTATCCTCCATGATTGGTTTAAAGATGCGTTGATGCAGAAGAATGGCATTGTGAAGGCGTATTGGCAGAACAAGGAAAACGTCACTAAAGAGCGTTACTTTGACTTGTCTGATGACGAGTTAGCAATGCTGATGAGCGATGAGACTATGGAGATTGTCGAGCAAGATACGACAGAGTTTCCAATATTTGACCCAATGGGGCAACCTGTCATAGACCCTATGGGTATGCCTGTGATGGGTGCTACACACAATGTAGTTGTCCAACAGAAGAAGAAGTCAGGCAAGGTAACGATTGAGAACGTACCCCCCGAAGAATTCCTGATAAGCAAGAAGGCTAGAACCATTGCGGATTCTCCTTTCGTAGCACACAGGCAGATGTTGACCCGAAGTGACTTGATTGCAATGGGTTTCAACAAAGAACAGGTAGAAGGCTTGGCGATGGGTGATGCCTTGGCGTACACACCTGAGAGAGTAGCTAGGTATCCAAGGGGTGAGCAACCCTACCAAGTTCAGTCTGATGACCCCTCAATGCAAGAGATTGAGGTGTTTGAGTGCTATGTCAAGACAGACATGGATGGTAAGGGGATAGCTTCTCTTACCCAAGTGTTCTACGCAAGTAACGAAATCTTGCAAGACGAGAAGGGTAAGGACATGATTGAGGAAGTGGACTATGTTCCTTTCCACTCGTGCTGTCCTATTCCGATTCCGCATAAGTTTTATGGGAACTCGTTGGCAGACAGAACAACAGACATTCAACTTATCAAGACCACTATCACTAGGCAGATGTTGGATAACCTTTATCTCACCAACAATGCCAGAGTAGTTGCTGTGGAAGGTCAAGTCAACATTGAAGATTTGATTACCTCTACAGCAGGTGGTGTTATCAGGGCTAAGTCTCCTAATGCTGTTCAGCAGTTAGTTGTTCAGAACGTGGCAGCACAGGCTTTCCCAATGCTTCAGTATCTCGACTCGGTTCAGTCTAAGCGTACAGGTGTTAGTGATGCTTCACAGGGACTAGACCCCTCTATCTTGCAGAATGTCACAGCAGCAGCAGTAGCCTCTATGCAACAAGCTGGCGCAGGTAAGATTGAGATGATTGCTCGAATCTTTGCTGAGACAGGCGTAAAGTCTTTGTTCAAGGGCATCTTGCACTTACTTTGTAAGTATCAGGACAAGGCTCGTTTGGTGCGTATGAGAGGTGAATTCGTGGAGTTTGACCCTCGTACATGGGCTAACCAATACGATGTGTCTATCAATGTGGGTCTGGGTGCAGGGAATCGACAAGAACAGATGGCTATGTTGTCTATGGTTCTTGCTAAACAAGAGCAATTGATTGGTCAGTTTGGCGTGGCTAACCCTTACGTTTCACCTGCTCAGTACAGAGGTACTTTGGGACGCATGGTTGAGATTGCAGGGTTCAAGGACTCTGGTGATTTCTACAAAGCGATTACGCCAGAGCAAGACCAGATGCTTTCTAATCCTCCTCCACAGCAACAGCAGATGCCCCCAGAGGTACAGGCATTGATGGCTAGAACTCAAGCTGAGATACAAGCTGCACAAGCTAAAGCACAAGCTGATATGCAGATGAAGCAACAGCAGATGCAGATTGACATGGAGATGGCGCAACAGAAGGCGGGTCTTGAGATGCAATTATTGCGTGAGAAGGAAGGTGCTAAGTTGCAACTAGAGCGTGAGAAACAACAGGCTTACTTTGCATTGAAGCAACAAGAGTTTGAAGCAGAAGCACAATTAAAAGCAATGAAGATTGGTGCTGGCATTACATCCAACGTAGAGATTAGGGGTTAAACATGGCTACAGCACCAGCATATTTTTCAGACAAGTTAGTTAAAGAGTTTATTGACAAAGAGTTTGCAGGTAAAACTGGTGCTGAACTCTACAACGCTGTAGCTAATGAAGCTGCTAAACAAGGCGTTTCAGCAGAGCAAGTCGGGCGTGTGCTTGGGTTTGATACTGCTGCTGTTAATCAGTACGCTACCAACATTGGTAAGCCACTTGTTTCAGAAGCAAAAGCATTAGATACAGCTATTGACTTTGCTTATAACAATCAATTTGGGCGTGATGCT